CTTCATTGCCTAAATTAAGATCGGCAAGTTGTGACATAAGTTCACGAATAGCATTATTAATATTAGATGGTGCTGTACCCTCAGCAATACTAATACTATTTAGGTCAGTATTATTTGCTGCGGTTGCATCAAACTGTGATATTTTCGTTTTTGCCATGTTTTACTCCTGATTATCCGTTATTGCTTGTGCTGTTGGTACTGTTGCAGTTTGTGAAAATGCTGCTAAAGAACCCTGCCCTTGTGGTAAATCTTTATATAAATTATTTACCTTGCGTATTAAATTTAAAAATTTGTTTTTAAGAACTGTTTGATATTGTGTGCCTTTACTGCCTGATGTCGCTGCTAATGATGCAATTTTTTTCAATGATGGTTGTGATAATAAATAGTTTGCTAAGTACAATGTACCAAAACCTACCATACCTGATACACCGCCTGTAAAAGCACTAGAGCCTATTAAAGCTGCACCAGTTGCTCCACTAGCCAATCGTAATGTACCTGAACGCATTATAAATTGATTTAAGTCTGGTATAGCTGATGGAAATTGCTCTACCATGTTTAAAAAACCTTCAAATCTTTCCATAGTCATATTTTCGAAACCACTAATCATTTCTTTTGTTCTTGCATACTCTATAGAGTTGCTATTATGTAAACCTAGTTGTTTTTTTAAAGCTGCCATGTTTACACTTGGTTCAACTGCATCAAAAGTTAAATGTAGTTTTAATATATCGTCAATATGACCTGACGCTATATCGTTAAAATCATCTTTTCCTATAGTTTTTTTTAATTCTTGTAATTGTTGAACAGATTTACCTTTTTTAAAAAAATCTTCTGCAACTGTATCACCATATTGTTCATAGTGTTTTTTATAACCACTAAGGTTTCTTAATTGACCAACTTTACTTTCAATTAATTTAATGTTTTTTGTATTCATTAAATTCATTAATTTAGTAAATTTTTTATCACCTTTTGCTAATAGTTCTGCACCATCTTTGCCAGATTTATATATTGTATCTTTTACAGATTTTTTTATATCTCTAAGAGCATTATAGGCTCGTCTGTTACCTTTATCTAAAGATGTTTGTATGCCTTTTTTGCTTGGGTATGGGTCATACTTATTAGCTTGTACTGTTAATTCTTCTAAAATTTCTCTTAAATCTGCACCACCAATTTTATCTTTAGCAAAAATTTTATTTACATAATTTGTTAATTCACTTGGCATTTCAACAAATTCTTTTGCAGATTGTGATTGGCTCTCTGTAACTTTAAATGTATCTTTTACTTGTCTTGGGCTTAAAATAATTTGTCCAGTTTTTTCTTTTGTTTCTTTTGTAACTTCACGAGAAAAATGTTTGCTTATTGCATTTTGAACTGCTGTATTGTCAAATGTTTCTTTTTCAAGTTTACTCCAACCAGAAGTATAAAAATCATTTGCTGCTGTTTCCATATCTCCAACATATTTTACACTTGCATCTTTTATTGCTTTTGATCTTTGTTCTACAGTTAATTGTTTTGGATTAAAAACTGTTGCTGTGTAATCTTCTAATGCTTCATATAAATTTAATATTTTTTTTCTACCAATCATAAGTGGCATACGAGATGTCAAATTAAACATAGCTTCTAAAACTTTTACGCCAGTAGTAACACCTATTGGCACTTCAACATTTCTTCCAATAGTAGGTTGCACTTCATCTCGTAAAAATTGCAACGCTTCTTTTTTTCTTTGAGGTGGTTGTGAGGCTTTTGATAAAATAGTTAAATTATCATCAACAACAGCTCCTTGTTCTGTTGCTAATTTTTTAGCGTCATCTACTTTTTTTACAGCTAAATCTTTACCACGACCTAACATTTTTCTTGCTGGGTCTGTAGCTAGTTTTATTGCTTTACCTACACCAAATGTACCAACAGTTAATAAACCATCAATAGCACCAACAGCTATAGCATCTGCAACAACTTCATCATTGTCTGGTCTTGGCAAATCAGGATTTAGATAACCACCTAGTTTATCGGCAAGTGCTGTTGCTGTGCCTGAACCTACACCAGCACCTATTGATGTACCTATAACAGGCGAACCAAAAGAACCAGCTACACCACCTGTTACACCACCTATAACTTGCATTGTTGTCTTAACACCTTTTGGCAATAAATCAGGATATTCGTCAGCACCATAAATGCCAAGCTCAATACCTTTTTGCCTTACTTTACGATAGTATTCTTTTTTATCAATTTTATTATTTTCTACAAGAGCATTACCTGCACTTTTAAAATTTTCAAATTCAGCTAAACTCATTAAGAAGCCCTCACATCTTCAAGAACTTTAAATGCAGATTCAGCTTCTTGCATTGAACCTTCCCAATTAGGAGTAGATGATGTTACATTCATAGAAACACCTCTTGCTTTTTCTAGTGATGAAATTCTGTTGTTTGACCTTAAAACAATATTATTAAATTTTCTAATACCCTCTCTTAATTTAGCTTCTTGACTACCAGTCAAATTAATAGTTGGGTCATTTAATTCTGCTTCTAAGTCAATTTTTGCTTTTTCAAAAACATCTCTAATATTATAATGTTGTTGTAAGGCTTGGTATTCGTTCATTTTTGGTGTTGGCAACATTTCCATTGTATATTTCATTTGAAAAACACTATCTCTAGTATTGTATTTAGTTTTTTGAGCCTCCATAACTTCTTTATTATAAGTTTGTGTAGCTGCGTTAGCTATTTCTGTGTCTTTTAATGGTAAACCAACTGCTCCAGTAACTTTACTAATACCTTTTTGAACTGTATCAAAAAAACCATAACCTTCTGCTGCCTTAGAATCTCCCTCGTAAATTTTTGGAAATTTTTCAGCATATTGTTGTTTTGACAATGGTTTTGTTTGTGTTCCTGTTTTATTTAATTCACCTTTAATAGATAATTCTGTGATTACTTTTTCAAAATTTTTGTCTGATAAATTTGCAAATTGTGGATATTGCTCTCTTAATTGTGCTAGATTTTCTGCTTGTTGTCTGTTTTGCTGTATCTCCATCATTTTACCATAAGGATCGCCTTGCATTGGTGTTCCTATAGGTCTTAATGCACCAGCTTTTTGAAATTCTTGTGCTACTGCAAGAATAGGTGCTGCACCCATATAAGCATTAGATGCCCTATCAAATAGACCACTTGCTCTTTGACCCAATGTTCTTTTAGGTTGAGGCTGGGCAGATTGAACAGGTTGAGATTGAGTAGATGATTGATCTACTTGATTATTAAGTAAATTTTGAGTTTGTTGATTTAATTGTAAATTACTATTAGGTGGTAAGGGTAAATTTAAAAGACCACCTGCGTTCGTATTTATTTTTTTTGGTCTATTATCATTTTTTCCAAAATTAATAAGACCAAGACGATTTTCTCTAGTTTCTCTTGCTGGTCGCAATAAACTTTCAACTGTTGGTGCAACTGTCATAACACCTGCATTAGCATTTTCCATAGCTTGATTTTGAGCTAATAAATTTGCAGCTTCCATTCTTTTTTGTGGATTTATTATTCGGTTAGGAGATAATGCTTTTTGAGCTTTTTTTAATTGTTCTTGTTTCTGTATACGCAATACTTCAGCAGCGTCTTGTGGGTTATCTAAATCATAACGCTTACCATAAATCGTTCTTATATTAGCCATTAAAATAAATCTCCTATTAAACTACCAACTCCAGCAATGTTACCAATAGTACCTAAAGTTTGATTTAATGGATTAGTAACATATGGAGAAGTTTGTGATTTATAGCCACCTGCTGATGTTCCAACTTGACCTAAGAATTGATTTAAGTTTTGTGCTGGTGCAGATTGTAAGAAGTTAAATCTGTCCATATTAGACATAATTTGTTTTTGAGCTTGGTCTTGACGCATTGCACCAACTTTAGCAAGATTTGCGTAATCAGCATAATCAGATTGTGCAAGATTTGGAGCTACACCAATCATGGCATTTTGTCTGCTTCTTTCATTTTCATAATTTTGCATTAATGGTGTTGCAAGTGAACGAGCTAATACATCTTGATTAGCACCAGAACCTAGACGACCTGCACGACTAAATTGACTTTGAACATTTTGCGTAATTGGGTCTAATACAGCTTGTTGAAAATAAGGATTATTTCCTGATAAAAAATTACCTTGTAGTGTATTTAATGAAAGGTCTTGTGCTTCTCTTTGTAAAGGAGAACCAGATAATGCTCTGTTACTTTGCAAATTCATAGCCATTTGTTGTTCTGGGCTAAAACCTGCTAATGTATTTTCTGGAAAATAATTAAAACCACCACCTTGATTGTATAATCTTTGTGCTTCATTCGCTCCATATGCTAAATAGGGGGCGGCATATGCAGGCGGATTTACAGTTGTAGTTTGTGGTACTACTTCATCTTGCCCTATACTCATTCTATACTCCTCATTGATATTGTGCCTACTTCTTTATAAGCTCTGTCTTTATCTTTTACTTTTGACCACCCTTTGCGACCAATTATTTGTGCGTTTTTACAACCAATAGATTTTGCCCATTCGCAAATAGGTTGTTCCATTTCTTTTAATTCTTCTAAATTTCCACCTGCTAACCAAAATCGTATAGATTTAAAGTTAGGGTATGTTACTATCTCAGTAACGCAAGCACTCTTTTGACCAGTCCATAATTGAGCATCACCTCTTGCTATTGCATAGAATACATCTTTTTCGCTATGAGAATCAATACCTCTTTTTAATGCGTCTAAAATATATTTGCGTGACTTTAACCACGACTCTTTATCCAATGATGATGTATTCATATTGTCTTGATGTTCCACTACTGTTATGCGTAATTGTAAAAGAGCCATTCGTTCTAGCTGATATAAATAATGCTGTAAGTTCTGCGGCAGCGTTTGCAGACTTAGGCATAAAAGTTATAACGCTATTTTCCCCTGCACGAACATCATTTACTGTTGTTGTAGCAGATGAGGTTTGCAAGGTAACACTACCAGTAGAGTTTATTCCGCCCTCTAATATACGATTAACAACTTCAGCAACTTGTCTAGGGTTACCACCTTGATGAGCTAATCTTTTATACTGGTTGTCAGCCATTTACCTTCTTCCTGTTGTCTTTGCCTCTATTTCGACACCTTGAATATATTTCCAAGTGCCTGATACATTTAATCTTATTTTATGATACCTACCTTGATTTGACCTAATATTGCAATATCCATCAGCATTTAATGAACTTGCTGTACCAAAACTATCTTGATCTACTTGTCTAAGTCTTGATGATACTTGTGCGGTAATACTAGGTGTTGTGCCATCTACTATTTCTACATAAGGTATAACATTTGTTATAACGCTTGCTCTACCATTAGATGTATCTAAATCAGCAGTTTCTATTAGTGCTTCTTTATTTATACCACTAAAGGTGTGTAACTTTTTATCTTTAGCACCACCAAATATAAATTGACCACCAATATATATTGATGAGTCAAGTGAGGCAGGCAAGCCATCAAGTGATGTGCTAATAGCGTCTAATTCTTCTAGTGTATAATTAATAGTCATAAATGGTGATATAAGTTCACAATCTAATTCTGCATACGACCATCTTTGCAAGGCATAATTATATATTAACAATCTGTCAGGCGTATCATCATTAGAGCTACCTGATGTATATGACCACACAACAATTTGTTCTGTAGGGTCAACAGCAGTAGATATTCTACCTTTGTTTCGTATAGTAAAATCATCAAAGAAAAAACGATTTACTTTTTCTGCACCTATTGGTGTACTTCTTTGTCCATCAAACTGATAAAATCCATCATCTGATAGATAAAATACAGTCTCACCAACACTTGCTACTGAGTTAGGATAGTTACAGCCAAACCCTGTTTGCACTTTGTCAAATTGGAATATAAGTGGTGTACCAACGTAAGAGCCACGCACAATACCTCTTTCACA